AAATCATCTGCATTAAGCCTTTTCCAATTAAATCTTAGTAATTTATTAACTTTTTTTCTTCTCTTTTCTCTTTCCACATATTGTTTTATATCTCTTATTAGGAAATCACTTATTCCACAGCCATCTTTTTGTTGTAGATTTTCTATATAAAACTTCTTTTAGGTAAACACTCCACTGTAATATACTTTCTTCCTATACTTTTAATAGTAGTTTCAATTATATGACCTGAACGTCCTATATATTTACGTAACCAAATTTTATCCCCTACTTTCATTACTCTTCATCAGCCTTTCTTCTACGTCTTCTCTTAGGCTTTTCTTCCTTAGTTTCTTCTTTTGGTTCCTCTGTAGGTTCTTCTTTAGGCTCGTTTACTTCTTCTAAAGTAGTTTCTTTAACTTCTTCCTCTACTGGAGCATCTTCTTTTTTAGATCTTCTTATAGTTGACTTTTCTTCTTTTTTATCCTCAACTGGAGTAGTTTTTTCTTTTTTAGGTTCTTTTTTACCAGCATTAGCTTCATCATATACTTTCATTAAAGCTTTATATTCAAGAGGGATTCTATTGCTTTCAACAGTTAATCTTCCTCCACCAAATATTACTTCACTTGGTTTAAAATCCATAAATCTTTCATCACCTTCTGCAATTACTCTCGCCACTATATCAACCATGCCCGCTATTTTATTAGCTGCTTTTTCTTGAATATTGGGAGCAATCCTCGTAACTTTATCACCACTTTTTTTAGTTACATCTTTACTCATATCCTCATGAGATATTAAAATAATATTTTCATAATCCAAATTCATTAATCTTTTAAGTGTACTTAGAAACTCTGTCCTCACCATGTCCCATGCCTTAAAGCTGTTATCACTTTCATGTTCTATTCCCAACTTATCGTACATATACAATCTACAATGTTCATAAGTATCTTCTAATAAATCTACGATTATAGTTTTAAAATCATTTTGTTTCTTTTCTAACTCTTCTATTACTTCTTTAAAAATTTCCCATGCTAAAGTTCTTTTTGTCATTCTACCTTCAACTACAACTTTATCTTTAATTGGTAAGAATGGAGCATCTACAAACTTTATATTTCCGTCAGTGTTTAACATTAATGGATTTGGAAACTTATTCGCTAAAGTAGTTTTTCCACTAAATGGTGCTCCATACCACCACATTACTTTTTTACTAACCTCACTTATTTCTCTTCTTTCAGTACTTGGTAATATCATATAATCAATTCCTTTCATGCAATAATCTTTATATTCACACCAATCACATAGACGTGTTGGATTTTTCTTATACTCTTTTACTTCCGTAGTATCTATAATGCTATCCATAAACTCTATAACCTTGTTAGGATTGTAAGGTACTTCTAATAAGTTAATTTCACTTTTCTTTAGTTCTTCTATAAGTCTTTTCCTAAACTTATATAAATCTTCCGTTTTCTTCTGTCTTATGGAGATTTTAGGAATAAATATAAATCCTAATTTTCTAACTTTAAATCCTTTTTGCTCCAGGAAGTATTTATAAATGTGTAATTGTGGGCTTTCCATATAATGCTCTATAGCATTGCTATATTTGAAATCAAATACATCTACTGTACCATCAAGAAAATTTTTAACTATTAAGTCCACTATTCCACGAAATCTATGAGTACTAATTAAATACTCTTGAGCATATATATTAATATCTAGTAAAAGCTCTTTTATCTTTGGTATTAAATACTCAAATTTTATAATTTCATTTATGTGGTTATCAGTTAATACATAATAATTTGATTTGTAGAATTCTAATGCTGCTTTTAAATCTTTTTCTGCTCCAGTATGAATTGTATTTCCACATATAAGAGCATTGTTTGGTTCGTAGTCTGGAATAGTTTTAAGCTTGTCTACATATCGTAATTTATATTTATAAGGGCAAGAATTAAAAGTTTCTACTCTCGAATGTGAATATTGCAAATGTTAACCTCCTTTCAATATTTGTTATTGCCATTTTTCATAATTTTAACCATTTAATAATTCCCACATATCTTTTTTAAACTGTTCAAAATCTTTAGGATATAATATATACCCAAGTCCTCTGCACTCTTGTATAAGTCTTACATTACGTTTCTGTAATTCACTAGGCTTACCGTTAGGTGCTTTAACTTCTATTCCTACAAAGTGACCATCAACACAAGCTATAATATCTGGAATACCGCTCTTACTATATGGTCCTGCCCAATATTTAAAAAACCATGTATGTGGTAAATCACTTAAAAACTTCTTTATTTCATTTTCAAATTTCTTTTCTGCTGCCATTCTAATTCACCAACTTTTCTTTAGGTTGTCTTGATTTATAAATATAACACACGTTTGAAGTGTTAAACATTTTTAATCCTCTTTTATAGTGGTCCACTTATAACCATTGGTATTTAAGAAATCTTCCAACATATCAAGTTGTTTTTCAGTTCCCTCTATCTCATAAACATCTATAAATATTTCTTCATTTTTATTAGGTTTTTCTACTACTTGAGTTTGTTGTTTTGGTGTACTATTTAGTTTATTCTTAAGACTTTCAGCATCATTTTCTATTTGCTCTAACACATTTTGAACGTCTGTATATTCCAAAATACTTACATAAGGTGGACTTACTAAATTTAAATTATATTTTGTATTAATAACCTCTATTTTAGATTTTATTAAGTCTTCATTAGCCTTAAGAGTAGCCTGTTGGAGTAAGATATTATCAGCAACTTTTATTAAATCCTCTTTAATACTTTTTAATGAAGTTGATTTATTTAAATAACTATCCTCTAGTGGTAAGTTATCAACATCTTTTAGCTTACATACTTCTTTAATAACTTTTTCAACTTCCATTTTCTTTTCTTCTTTTCTCTTAATTTCAAACTGTTCAGCCTGTTCATTTATTGGATTTATAACTTCATCAAACTTTCTGTTAAGTTCTTTACATTGGTTCTCAAATTCTGTTACTGATTTAGTAAGTTCTTTTTTAGTTTTCTTTTCTAAATTCATCAAGTGATTTTTTTCCTTTTCTCAAGTCTGCTATAACTTTTTTACCATCTTTTATAGTATCTTCTGTTATGGTAATGCCGGTATATTTTTTAAGTACTTCATCAAGCTGTTTGGATATTTCATCATAGTTAAAATTAATTTGCGCCGGTGTTGTGTTTAACACTTGAATTTGTAATTTATTCATTTATATTTCCTCCAATTCTTCAAATAGCTTATTTGTATAATCCCTACGTTCTTTTAAAGTTTCAAATATCTGTTCTTCTATAGATCCTTTAGTTATCAAATACCAATACATACAAGTTCGTGTTTGGCCTATACGATGTGTCCTCTTCTTAGATTGTTCAAAGAGTTCTGAAGCTAGTGGTAAGCTGTAGTAAATAATCTTATTAGATTTCTGTAAATTAAGACCCATGGCTCCAGCCTGGTACTGTACTAACACCACAGTGTTATCTTTAGATTTATAACTTTCTAGGTCTTTAGTTTGTCCATTTACTATGGATATTGGTTTTTCTAATCTAATACACAAGTCTTTAATTTGTTCCATTTCTTCTGTAAAGTTATAAAATATAATTACTCTATCTTGTGTACTCTCTAGTAAATCTTTTAAAGCATTTAATTTATTAGAATTATATTGACTTGCTAACTGTCTTAAATACAACATCTTAGTTAAACTTGTATCACCAACCAGCTCTGTATTATCAATAGTAATCAATCTTTCTTTCTTAAACTTCTTATACTCTTTAGTATTATCTACTGTTACTGGTATTTCTACTTGCTCTGGAAGGTCAAATACTTCCTCAGTTTTCATAAATATAGATCCATGGTCGTGTAGCTTTTTCTTTAGCCTGTCTACATTCTTATATCCTGTAACCTTAGGAATTTTAAAACCTCCAACATCCATATTTATAAACTTTATATACTGTTGCCAATAAAGTTTTTTAGATATATTCCAACCTAATAACTTACATTGTGTTAAAAGTTCTTCAAATTTTCCGCCACAGGGCGTGCCTGATAAAAGTATTACATTCTCTGCTTTAAGTTTTAATATAAATTTAGTTCTTTTAGATGTTGGATTCTTAATCATAGAACTTTCATCTAACATCAAAGTGAAATTTTCTATCTGTGATAATTTTGGTCTACGCCATACCAAATCGTAGTTTATTATTACAACACTATTGGATGGTATTTCTCTTGTTTTAGAGTATATAAATGTGTTATACTCTGGGTAATATGTTTTGAAGTGCTCACACCAATCTTGTAATTTTGATTTTTGGCAGATTATCAAATTTATATTGGTGTTGAGCTCTTTTAATTTTTCTGACCCTACAAAGGTTTTGCTAACCTAAGCCCATATCCAAGAAAAATCCAACTCTATTAAAATTTTTAACTTCTTCTAAAGCTTTAACTTGATGTGGATATAAGTTCATTGCCAACCACCTTCTTTCTAAGCACATTTGATAAGTGCTTTATTACATCTTTCTGTTATAATTAATAATTCTTCTATGCTTGTACATTTGTTAAATCTAATTTTGTTAAATTTAATATCTGCTATTACCATATCTGATAATTCTTTTGTTAAAATAACACCTCTTTCTGCAAGTAATCTTTTAAGCATTTGTATTCCCTCCTTTACAAATTGATAACAGGTGCTAAGTTAGCTAAAGTTTGACTTAATATACCTTTAAGCTTCTCATTTTCTTGTTTTAGACTTTCCATTTCTCTTTCCATACGTCTACGTTCTAGTGGACTAAATCTTTCTAGCTTAGTACCTTCCAGCTCTGCTATGTGCTGAGGATTAAATCTTATAGAAGGTAATCCTTCCACTGAAGTTATTAATCCTTGTTGTCTATAACTTTCTATTGCTTTTACGCTTACTTGCCATCTTTCAGATAAATCTTTTTGAGTTAATAGTTTATTGTCCATGTATAAACCTCCTTTTGTACTATATATTTTTGCATACGACTTCTTCAATGAAAGCATGCACTGTATTATACTTACTAACTGGTATGTCTTCCCACTTAATTACCTTGAACTCTTTAAAGATTTTACCTTTAGCTCTCCTATAAACATTGCTACTTGCATTAACCGCTATTCCCAAATGCTCACTTAATTGCTCTTTAAGCTTATCTGAAAGTCTTTTGGTATTAATCGATCTGAAACCTATTAAATTCATTGTCTTTTCTATTTGTAAATCCTTTGATTGAATACTGTCTTTTACATAAGTTTCTATATTAGTCATAGCAGTTTGCATGCCTTGTACTACTTGACCTATCATTTGCATACCTTGTGCTAACTGTAAAACAGTTTCTTGACTTACTGATTGTAATTGTCCTTGCTCCCTTGTTTCATCTAAAGTAACTAAGAAGTTCTTATATCTCATTGCTTTTTCAGAATGACATTCGAGTGCTAGGCGCTTTGATAACCAACCACTCATGTAAATTGTGTTTCTATCATCGGTATTTTCTATTTCATCTAGGATATATTGAATTTCTTTGGACGAACCTTCGTCCACACAATTTTTACCAATAAGTTTGAGTTTATTTTTAATATCAATCCATCTTACTTTTGAGTAACCTCTATCTTCTCTAATTAAACCGCAACATTTAGCTGTATGTGCTAAATTAATAAGCGTTACTCCTTTATCTGTTTTTACTTTTACTTCTTGACCTTCAAACGTTGTTATTTCATTCATTGCTTGTCCTCCTTCCTTAATATTTACCTTTAATAAAATTCTTTTTCACATAATCTAAGACCATTTCAGTAAATTCTTTTGATTGCTTATAATTTGTTTCATCAATATCCTTGATAAATTTTAAATTGAATGTTGCTCTAACAATCATATTAATACCACTTTCAACATGCCTTATTAAATAACTATATGGTCCTCTTGTTTCATCTAATTCTGAAAGACTATTATTAATTAGTGTTCTTAAGTTATTCCAACTTATTATGTCTTTCTGTGTTTCTTCTAATTGTTTCTTTAACTCCAAATTTTCTTTTTCCAACTTATTAATATAATCAACTAATTTAGCATCCATTAAATTACCTCCTGCTCTAGAAGCTCTTGAATAGTTACGTGTAAAGCTTTTGCTATTTCTTTCAGATCAACATCAGTTATTCTTCTTTTTCCCTTTTCAATTTTTGAAACTTGAGATTGAGTTAAGTTTGTTTTTTTAGATAATTCATATTGTGTAATTTTATATTTTTCTCTCAAAATTCTAATTTTTTCTCCTGTATACAATTGTTTTCCACCTCCTTTTTTTAATTCTATTTTCGACTTGATTCTATTTTAGGATTAAACTTGATTTTTATCAATTCTATTTTAGACTTATTATGACAAAATAGAATTATTTTCCTTTTATTTACTTCTATTTACTTGACTTTATTCTATTTTTGAATTATTATAAATATAAATTATTCTATTTTAGAATTATTAGGAGGGTTTTATTATGGAAATCAGTGAAAAATTGAAAGATTTAAGAACATTTAAGAATTTATCAACTTATGATTTAGCAGAAAAAACTGGAATACCTCAATCTACTATAAGTAAATTAGAAAACGGTAATCGAAAAATAGATACTGATATATTACAAAAAATAGCTGACGCCATGGACGTTCCAATAGATATATTTTTTCAAAAGCAATCTCCATCAGAAATACTTGGTAAAAAAGTAACATATGAAAAATTAAAGGAATGGGATGACAAATATACTAATGTTGTAGAAGAATCTAAATCTCCCTATGTATCAAATTCATCTTTAAAAGGAGCAATAAGAACAAAACTAATTGAAGATAAACAATTTAAAGATGCTGAGGAAGCTATGAAATTTATTTTGGAACAACCATCGGTAATGGGTTACGGTGGTTTTGATACTTCTAAAATGAGTGACCAAGATATAATTGATTTTGCAAATGAACTATTAAATATAATAAAAATGCTAGGTCCTAAATATAATAAGTAATTTCATATATAAGATGAAAAAATAGTATACAAATTATAGGGGGATTTATGAAGACAGAAGAAATTATACAACTGGCACAAGATATAAAAAATCAATATGGGGAAAATCCAATTAAAATTTGCACTGCATTAGAAATAAGAATTAATTATATAAACCTTAAGCCAAATATATATCCAGCATATACTTTGAAAATCTCTGAAAAACCTATTGTTAATTTAAATAGTCATTTTACAACTAATTCACAAAAGGTACTATGTGCACATGAGTTAGGTCATGTTTTAATGCATGATGATAAATTATTAAATCAGTTTGGTGATGAACATAATGGAATAGAAGAATATGAAGCTAACTTATTCGCAGTAGCTTTATTATTTGACCAAGATGATTTAAGCATAGATATGTCTAATATGGATAATTATTTATTAAAAGAATTATTAGATGTGAATATAAAATTAAAAGTGTGACAAACGGAAATCTATTAATACCAACATTTTAAATCTGTTTTGTTACAGAGTGTGACAAATGAAATAAAATATCTGTAACATATTTAAAGCATTGACATAACTATTTTAAAGCCTTATCTGTTACAGAGTTACACATTTTTTTACTTTCTTT